GACCTGGAAAAATTAACTCACCTTCAATAATGTCACCCAGCGCCCAAACTCTAAGTTCTTTTACTGGGTGATCCTTTCTTTGAAGATTTGTAAGATCAATTACCTTTTGAGCAAACTTAGCAATCCTTTCTTCACAAACAGCTGAATTATAATCTGGTGTGATCTTTGCCAATTGCCAGTCAGCAAGAATTGCAACCGCAACTTCTTCATTCTTTGTTGACTTCTCAATCTTTGGCTTTGGCACGGGAACATACTTGGAAGCTTCAATATCTTCTTTGACTGCACGATATACCGCTCCCGCTAAGTCATCGCTCTTTGTCTTTAGCTTATTAAACTCTTGCAAGAGCTTATTATATGAAAGCCTAAGTTCACTATCTGACACTGGTATTTCTCCTGTAATTGGGTTGGGTTCAATTTCAAATAAACCGTTATCTCTTCTATACTTACAGAGCCCATTTGAATCAATGGACTTGCGACAGTTTTTATCTGCATACTTGTGATTAGCTGTTTGGGGCTCAAACTCTACATTACACCCCGCTGCGGAACAAATTTTCATAAGGACTCCTTTGGTTCCGTACATCATAGCACAGGAGTCAGCAGTAATTGCTATGGCAATCTTTTTTTTATAAAAACTTGCTTTGAGGCATTTCTTTTTCTTGTATGGGGCTTATTCTTGTGAGCGGTTTCCCTCATTTTCTTTTTATGAGAATCCCCAACTTTATGCCCTTCTTTATGTAAAGCGCTGTGCTCTTGCGTTGTACAAAGAAAAAGATTATGCAATCGATTATCAACTTTTATTTCATTTATATGGTGAACAGTCTCCCACGGCTCAAGATATCTTCCAAGATACTCCTCCATGACTAAACGATGTTCGTATGTATAACCCCTAATGTTTCGAGGATGATCTGGCCGCAACACTCTGACATAACCTTTATCATCAATGTATTTACCACCAGCATAATTAGGACTATCTTCACCAGATGGAAACTTAGCTGACCAATCTACATCGTCTCTTTTTGAAGCTAGTGTACTTCTTTGTGGACTAGACTGTTCCGCCGACATCTTCAATGTAGAACTGTAATTCATTACCGACCGCTGCCGGAACAGAATAAGAAGGGGCATTATTTGAACTAGCACCCTGATCTCTTTTTACTGAAGCGAAGAATGATTGGTTAGTAAACCCAGCAGAATTGCTTTGCAAGATTATTGAGTACGTCCCTGCAGCAATTCTCGTATCATAAGCACCATTTTTTAAAATGTGTTGAGATATTGTTGCATTAGCACCTAGGCTTGACACATCAATATATGTAAAAGCATGGGGTGTGAATCTATACTGTTGAAGAGTTGTGTTTGCTCCACCAAACTCCCCCTCGCATAGTTTAATTGTATAATAAGAATCCTCAGCTCCTTTATTATCAATTACAAAACCAGTAAAGTTTATTGTCACCCTATAATAACGATTTGCAGCTATTGTAACTCGATTATCTGCACCGCCAGAACCCGACTCATCAGAAAGATTGATTATTTCATGATCTGTAAAATCAGTCCAAGAACCAGGGCTTGATGTTACGGTCTTGAATTTAATTATACCGTATGGCTTGTCAGTAGTAGCATCTTTTACTTGCTCAATATTTGTTGACATCTGAGCGAGGCGCTCACCAGTAATTGGAGTTCCATCAGCCCATGAAACAAATGAATAATTCTCGTAAGCCATTTATATATTATACTCCAAGTTGGGCTTCTAAAGCCTTAATTCTTTCATTTAATGCTTGAACAGACGCTACCAAAATAGGTATAAAGTAACTATAATTAACGGTTTTTAACGGATCTGGATCATCTGGTCTGATATTTGTTTGAACTGAATCAGGGAACACTTCAATCAGTTCATCAGCAATTACACCAATTTGACGAGTATTAAAAATATCAAACCCTTCAATAAAGTTAAAAGTACGAATTTGGACATCATCAAAAAGTTTGTTTATAAAACCAGCAGTATCTGATGAAATATTTTCCTTTACTCGCCTATCAGAAACAGTTACTACGCCATATGTAAACAATTCTGAAAAGTTTCCGCCAACTTGGACTTTAATACTCGGAGTGCCTGTCGCATCTGCACGAATAAAGCCGCCAGATGAGCCAGTTAAATCCCAATAAGATGTAAGATAGTTAGCAAAATTACCTGATGTATAAGCGAGGCGCAAGCCAGGATTGTTTCCCGCAACCCCAGGTCCCAGCTGGAGATTACCGGTATAATTACCGCCAGATAAAATGTTATTTGTGTCAATAACAACACCACCAGATCCAGCGTAAACGATACCATCGGCAGATACTCTGAATTTTGCAGCTCCAGCAGTAGCCGCTCCGATCCACATCTGACCTGTTGTATCAACATGGAATGAGTCGCCATCAAATCCACCAATATCAATACGACCGCTAAATGTTCCAGCATTTGCTGTAATAGTTCCATCTGGTGAGACATTAAAATTAGTACTTACGATTGCGCCATTAGCAAGGATATCAATTCCAGGAGTACTTACTGAATTAGCGATTAGACCGCCTCGAATTGAGGCTGAGTCAAATTGAGCTGTTCCATCACCATTAATAACCCAACCAGAAACATTTGGGACATAATTATTGCTTTGAATTTGTTGACCTACTAAAACAATATTTGCTGAAAACAAGTCGGCAGTTATGGTTCCGGCAGCAATATTATTAGATGTGATCGTATTGGCAGCAATTTCTTCTGATGTAATTGAGCCAGATATTATATTACGACTATTAATAATATTTTCTTGAAGCACAATCCCAGCTGGCTCAAGGACAGCTGAGTTGACTGTATTAATAACTAACTGCTTAAAAGAATTAAAATTATTTACCTGCGATCTTCTTCTTTCTGGATTGTCGCCAACAAAGCTTGGGCTAAAATCATAAATAGAATAAGAGCTTGTTGAAATAAGTGATGAATTTTGCCCATTATGGCTATGACCACCAGATGAGAAAAAAACAATGCCATTTTCAGAAATAGAATTACTTCTTGCCATCAGACCACCTTTCTCAAAGTGAGTGTATGCTGCAATGAGTCACCAACATTTAAAGATTGCGCAATTACCCAATAATCAGAATTAATTATATCAAATGCATTCATTGTTGATATTCTAATTCTATCACCAAGCTGAACTCTTGGTATCGCTGTAGCATTAATATTTAAAATAGGAACAGAATCTTGTGTTTTTGAAATTATAAAGTCAGCAATTTTTTGAGCATGGACTGGATCGTTTATAAATGGGCTTTCAATAACAACGTCTTTTAGTCCATACTTCCTTATAGAAGTTTCAATAGAAGCAGACTGCTTGGTTATTTGACTATTTTGCTCGGTAACAACAACTGGAATTCCAGCTATTGCCGTATAAGATACTTTTTCTGTAAGGGGATTAGTTCCTTCAGCAAACACAATCGTTCCTGACGGGACATTGTTGCCCGTAGCAATAATTAATTCAGCACCATACGGCCCCGGAATAAATCTTACAATTTCAACCTCATCTGGCTCTTCAAATAATATTCCTGTAATAAATGGTGATTTCACATTGAAAGCTGGCGCTTTATCAAAAAGAAGATTGTAATAGCGACACTCCCTCACCTTAGATGCATTTCCATTATTAATTGAGTGAGAAATGGCTGCAGTCTGGAACTGTCCTCTTTCAAGACCGTTAAAGGAGTTTCTGGTTTTAGAAACATATTTAATTATTTCAGTCCCAATTTTAATATATCCAGAAGTGGGGAACGGGGGGTCTTCTGTTGTATCAACATAAACAACATTTGCATTAGCCGACAGGTTTGCTCCAAGATCTACAGTACTTAAAGTTGTTGGGTCAGAAGCTCTCCATAAGGATTGAGTTCCAGCAGCACCAGATGACAAACCAGAGATTGGAATTGTAACCTTGTTGCACTGAAGAGCGACAACATAATCAGATTCAATAATATTAGATGAATCGCTTATTGTGTGCTGTACATTGGCATGCTGATCAATTGATGATTCAAAAAACCTATAGAAGTGCTCGTACCTAGCTTTATTTTCTTCATCAATATAAACTCTTCCTAGATCAGCAAAGGTAATTGAATCTAAAATCCCCCTAATTGTTTCATCATTACCATACAAGAATGGGAACTTAGTCAATGGCTGGATCGCGGACTCGCTATATCGATTTTTTACATCATCTTCAGATAATGCTTTACTATATAAGGCAAATTCATCAATTGTAAAATCCCTCAATGCTAGCGGAGCAACTTCGCCAACCCCATCACTAAATGATGATCCACGACCACCAATTGTTATATCAACAGATTCCCAAGAAACTGGATTCAGACCAACCGTCTCTGTGTCTTTCAAGTCACCATTCAAATAATATTTCAAAGACCCATCTTTATAAGTAGCAACGATGTGGTAAAAACTTGATGTGTTTAAGGCAGCATTTGAAGATACAGTTTCAGTAACTGTTGAAACGCCATTGGATGTTATTAATTTAAAGCCGTGCTCAGTTGAATTGTAATAAAACTCAAATCCAGTTGATGGAGAGCTGTTTGCCCAATTACTAATGTATTCACCACTTGATGAAAAACTTCCAGCATTAAATTTAGCAATAAATTCAATTGACCATTCACCGGTATACATTGATGAATTAGAAGATGTAACATTGATTGATTCATGATATGGAATTCTGATATATGAATTAGAAGCTAATCTAATTGCTTTATTATCTATGTCTGATACTAGACCGGTTGTTTGAGAAAGTAATGGAGAGTTAATATAGACTCCATTGTTTCTATGCTTATTCCTATCCGGCGCTGACTCCAAGAATGAAGAACCCCTAGAGCCTATTGAATCAAAGGGAACAATTGTATAGAACTCTGATGCATCTATTAATTCATCTGCACTAATTCCAACCTGCTTCCAGAGTTCTATGCAAAAACTTGCCCCATTATCATCATCAAAAGAATGAAAGAATTCAATCCTGATTTTTCTAGGGACACCAGCTTCTAGATCAAGTTCATACGACTGAAATCTGGTTAACACACCGCCAGTAGTTGTGTTGTAAACCCATTCATTAATTATGGCTGAATCGTCAAGATATACTCTTATGCCAGCATATCTAGAATAGATAACAATATACTGTGAACCAGAATCTTTTGGTACATAGAAGCCATCAAAGACTCCGTTATAATATGCGCTGTGTGTTGTTCCATCTGGGCCTGTAAAGGTGAAGTCAGTTAATTCTAATGCAGATGTTGGACTATCGGATATTGCTGTTGTTGATGCAACATATGTCGGGCTAACAAACGGCTTTAGCCCAAGAGCCTTATCTAGTGGAGACAGTTCTTTGTCAATAGCGTCGGCAACAATGTCTCTTACAAATATTTCACTACCAGACGGCATCGCCCAAAACCGAGCCCTTAAGCCGTTTCCAGGGATAATGTTATTACCGCTTCTATCAATTGTTTCTTCTTTGAATGAATAATTAGCAATAGCACCCTTGAGTCGAGCACCGGAAGAGTATGGATTAAGTTTTCTTATATCTGCTTTTGGAAAATTAGATCTCATTAATAAATTTTCAACAGCATCGCCAACAAGAGCGTTCTGCATAAAAAATCCTGTATTTATTGTTTTTTCAGCTAAATATTTTGACCAATCATTTAATGACACAGATACGGTCATTGATGATGACGAAGCGCTCCATTCATCAACATAAAAAGTTCCTGCCGAAACATACTCATAGATTTCAAATGAAACAGGCGTTGCCGTATTATGCGCCTTAGCAACAGTTCCAGCATAGCCTCTTTCAATAACTGTTATTGTATTATCGTCTGGACACTCTGAGCATAAAACAATTTCCTCATTTTGAGTTCCTCTTGCAATTATTACTGTAAAATAATTGCCGACTCCACCTGATGGAAAATCAGATGTGTTCAATACTGGGATTGACATTGCCGAGTTGCTAAGATTAGAAGAAAGTTGTGTATTGGCAAATATCTGCATTTGATCATCAAGTTTTTGCACACGCCAGCCTGTAGATATTTCTACTTTAAGATCCTTTTTCATATATGGACCGTACAATGATGCAGAATTAAAGATATTAAAATCTTTATTTGTATTATCAATTGTTATTGAAGCCTGCGCAGACTCAGAGCCCCCAATTGGCAAGCTGCTTTGATGTACATCCCTAACTCTGCTGTAGTTGTAATCTATTACATAGTCAGTAATATCAGTTTCATAAATAGGAATAATCTCTTGTATTCTTGCTCTATCGCTAGGGTTTTTTGTTGTTCTAATAGTAACTTTTATTCTTGCTATATCTTGAGTTGATAGCGAAGAAGACAATCTGTGATCTTGATAATAAGATCCTTCTTTGATCAGTCCGTCTTCAGACAAGACCAAGTTTGATGATGCATCATAAACTTGCAAAAGATAGGCAGACACCTGACCATAGAATTCGGATGTAACAATCCTAATTCTATTTACTTTTCTTGTATCAAATGTTGCTTGAATATAAGGCTCTGTAGCAAATCCATATCCAGAATATGTTGGATGAACATTTGAATTACTTATACTGTTTGACCACCACCCATATTCAAGAGAGCCCCCAATTTGGGTGTTATTTAAATCTGTACCGAGAATTGATGGCATAGCAAACCATGTGCCATCAGCAGTAATTGTCTTTCCATTGGAATCCTTTGCGCCAGCAACTGCCCATGTAAACGACTGTCTCTCTATTCCATTAAAAGCCTGCTCTTTGCTGAAATAAAATCCAATCTGACCTGCGTTTGTATTGGGGTGAGCATCATTTGTGATAATAGATAAATTATCTAAATGTCGACTATCAAGCCATTGAATAGTAATCTTTGGCTTTACTTTTTGGGCAATCGCTGTAGTTGCATTAACAAAGCTATTTGAAAGAGGTTTACCGTAAATATCAGTTGTAAGCATTACACCTCCTCCAATGTAACCGAACAGTCCCAGTAATATACATCATCAACCAAATCTCTCCTCACCAGACTTTCAGTAAAATCTTTAACAAATACATTATATGTTGTTTCTGTGTACGGAGTTAGCCCAGAAGCATCTTGATTAATAACTTTTAATATGTGCACATCTGGATCTAAGGCAGCTTTTCTAATAAAATCCCTAGCGTGATTTAAATCAACCGTCTTTTCTCTAAAGTTTGGTATAAAAGTCCAGCTTAATGAAAATATTTTTCTATCATCATTTGTTGTATTTTTATAATATCTAGAACTGGTTCCGTTCCAATTGTTGTTTTCTATAAATACTGGCGTTGATGAAACTTGGAGTGTGCGGTTTTGGTTAGTCAATGGCTTACCGTCAAGAAGGAGTGTTGTTCTAAGCGAAGTTATATCAACTCCAGTTACAGAGCTAAATTTAACAGCCTTAGCGGTTACATTAAGATTCTGAATTGCTGTAATTCTTATTGTAGCCAAAACAATCTTGCCTAGAGCAGATAAATTAACTGTTCCTGACAATGAAGCAGCACCGTAGTGGACAATTACCGATGTTGCTTGTAAATTAACACTACCACTTATGCTGCATGAGGCAATGACAAACTCAGATGCAGTTGCAGATGCATCTGCATTCGCTGATAGCGAGGCACTTATTGGGATTACTTTCGTTCCGGCAGATTCGACTAATGAATCAATTGATAGACTTGATGCAGCAAATGCATCCTTAGTTATTGTTACATCAATGTTACTTACCACATCAATGGCAACAAGAGCATCTTGCCTTTCTCTTGCAATTGCAACCGTAAACCCGTCTACTGCCAAATTCGCTTGAGCATGCGATATTTTAAGAATTGATACAGCACTATCAATTGAACCAGCCATAGAAGATGAAGCCAGCAATATCTCCACTGCTTGAGCTGTGACATCAGAATTAGATTCAAGAGATGAAGCTATATTTATTTGCTTAGTTACATTTGCTATTAAGTTAGTTGATATAGCCAATGACACTGCAGCAAATGCATCTTTTTGCATTGATGCTTGAACATTGACTGAACCAGAAATTGCAATAAGCGCATCTTGTCTTTCGGTAGCAACAGCAACAGTCACTCCATCAATGTCTAATTGAGCAGAAGCAAATGCAATCTTCATTGCTGAAGCTGTAGCGTTTGAATTAATGGATGTAGCCGACTGAACTGGAATAATCTTTGTAAGATCAGTCAATACACTTAAATCGCCAGTCAAGGCTGATGTGATAAATATTATTTCTATAGCAGATGTAGATACAGATACATCGCTGCTCAAAATAGATTGGGCGTAGGCGATTTTGGTTCCAGAAACTTGCAGATCGACAGCGCCTGATATAAGAACTAGAGCGTCTTTTCTTTCAACAGCAACTATAACAAGAGCGCCATCAACAGATATTGCAGAAGAGGCAAAAATAATTTTTCTGCCGATGATTGAGGCATCTACTGATGCTGACAGACTGGAGTTGGCAAAGTGCTCTTGCGTTATTGCAACTACAAGATTGGATTCTATAGATAAATTAGCTGATGCTACAAGCCCTTCATCTCCAGTATAGAAATCAAACCCAGATCCGAGCGAGTGTGAAATTTCATAACGAGGTCGGTCAGCCATTATGCCTCCCTCAATGTTATTTCAACATCATAATAAGCACAGTTGTTTGCAATATCTCTTTTAACTAAAGTTTCATTATAAGAATCAGCATAAACATATGTATTATAATTTGACTCATTTGGGTCTAGCTTTATAGATAAAGATATTTTTGTTCGCAAAGACATTAAAGAAATTAAATAATCTCTTGCTGCTCGACCATCAATTGTTTTGTCAGATTTTGTTGGCAAATAAGAAAATCGCAATGTATAAATATTTTTTGCTCTTTTTATAAATCTTTTTCTTTTCCCATCACCCATTTCAACATCAGAGGTGGTCGTCTCTATCGCGGTAGACAACTGACGATTATGCTCTGTAATCTCTGAGCCGTTCAACGAGATTATTTTTGTAATATTTGGCTGTTGATTTTGAATACTCATTACAGCCCCTGGTTAATGCCGTTATAAGTCCTGATTACTCTTGATTCGACCCCGGCTGCTTTTTGTGATTTTGGAAGAGTATTGATGTTATACTCTTTCATCATTGACTTAAACCACTCTTCTTCGCCAATGAAGTTTTCAACATAAATATTTGTATTCTTTGTAGACATTGTTACATTGGCAACGCCATTTGGCTGAGATCTTCTTGGAGTCATAAATCTTGTATTATTCAAAGCAGTAAGTGTTCCCAACCCAATTCTTTGTACGGCTTTTGCGCTCATAATGTACTCACCGCCGTGCAGGAGCGCAGGTATGCTTTGGGACATTGGTGAATTCAAATATCCACCAATTGCCATTTTCTTAATTCTTCCACCATAACCTCTTGTAGGACCAGCAATGATCCTGCCTGAGGAGTCTCTAAGAACAGTATTAGGAATTTTTGCTGACGGCTTAGGCGGGGCAGCAACAACAGGCTTTGGTGGATTAACAAACAAATTTGGCTTAGCCTCCATGACTTTTCTTAATTCAGGAACAGTTAGTGGAGATGTTATTGCAGTTGATGATGAAGCACCGCCGCCTCCGCCTCCAGCAGCAGCGGCTTGAGCATTACCTGCTGCCTTTGCTGCTGCCTCAATAGCAGCCCATTTAAGAAGCAGTGGGTCTAATGCACCTGAGATATCTTTAACGCCATTTTGAGTAAACTCAACAGTCTTTAAGAAATTATTCTTTAAAGTTTTATTGCCATCTGCAATTGCTTTTGGAAGAATATTGCCAAGGTCGGCTTCGCTAAATACCCTCTTATACTCTGCAAAGAAAGTAGAAAGAATTGTGGTCGTGATTTCTGTTGAAGCGCTAGAAATTGACCCAGCCATATTGACGCCAATTTCACCAAAGTTATCAATAATTACTTGGCGATTGTCAACAATACTCCCTGACATTCCAGAAAGCATTCCTATAGTTAAGCCAATAACTGTTTTATTATCACCAGATGTTTTTCCAAGACCGTACTT